ACAATGGTATTAGCTTGACCAGTTGTAAGTGATTCACCAGCCCTACGTCCAAGACAAGTGTTCATTGAACCTGTTGTAATATATCTTCCAGCCCCATCCCCAAAACAAGAATTATCAAAAGAGGTAGTGTGTGATGCTAATGCGTAGGCTCCAAACGCAGAATTTCTATTTCCCGAAGTCGTTGCAGTACCAGAATCAAATCCAAAAAATGTGTTTTGAGTACCATTAGTGATACTGTCTCCAGCATTTGATCCAGCTACAGTATTGTTGTCACTATCTGAAGCTACACCACCACCTGATATCGTAATTGTTTTTGCCGCACCTGTACCTGATGCTGTGACTCCATCACCAACAAAGTTTAATGTAGTTGCTGTTGTAGATAATGCTGATCCTTCATCTTGTACAGTTACACCTCCTCCAGCGGCAGCAGCAAATTCAGCTTCACCGTTAGCGTCAACTGTTAATACATGTCCCTGTGTAGGAGTACTTGAATTTCCTTTTAAAACGAAATTTATACCGGGTATCCTAAATTTGGTTATTGCTGCTCCGTATGTTGAAATACCACCAATCGTACATTCATTACTTACTGATGTACTAGAAGCTTGAGCCATAGTACCAATAAGAATATTATTATTACCAGCTAAACTTTGTACAAAAGCTGACCTATGTCCAATACAAATGTTTTTATTTCCTGCAACACTTGCACCAGCTTCAAAACCAACAGCAACACATTCATGTGCAGTTGCTGAGTTGTTCGCCATTGCGTTCAGACCAATCGCTGTACTTTGGTATATGGTAGTAGCACTACCTAAAGCATCTCTACCTACGGCAGTGTTTGATCGCCCTGTAGTTAGTGCATCAAGAGCATTAGCACCTACAGCAGTATTCCATGATCCAAAAAAATCATATTCTCCACCAGCATTATCAGCAGATTTTAATGCTTGATAACCTATACCTGTATTGCTATAAGAATCTTTTGTAGCCTTACAAGCTTCGTAACCCACGGCAGTTGTACTACCTCCAGAAGTTACATTTGCAGCAGCTTCAGACCCTAGAGCAGTTACTCCATCTGCGGTTGTTAAATCTGTACCAGCGTTATATCCAATTAAGGTATTATTAGTACCTTGACCAGAAGTAATAGCATCTCCCGCATTAGAACCACCAATAGTATTATTGTCAGAGTCAGAGGATAAACCACCTCCACCTCCACCAATTTCTACAACTGATCCACCATTTGTTTTTGTAAAGACACCACCGTCAGTGGTATTAATAGCTAATTCACCAACAGCAACATCTGAAGTACTAGGATCGCTAGTACCTCTTTTGTGCTTGATTGTAGCCATATCAGAAGGTGCCCCCGTCAACAGTTCCTAAACGATCTGATGGAACAGTTCCAGAACTTAAATTACTTGCACTAAGTGAGTTAATGATTGAGCTAGTTACGTAGCCTGCACCGTTTGTTATTGCGTTGTTGTTAAGAGAAATATTCGCTGAACCATCAAAACTAACTCCTGCAATAGTTCTTGCTGTAGCTAAAGCTGTAGCTGTAGCTGCATTACCAGTACAAGATGCTGATGATCCTGAGATGTTTGAACTAGAAGTTATATAACCAGCACCATTAGTAATAGCATTATTATTTAAAGATATATTTGCTGTTCCATCAAAGGATACACCAGCAATAGTTCTTGCTGTAGCTAAAGCTGTAGCTGTTCCAGCATTACCTGATGTATCACCACTTCCGGTTATGTACCCAGCTCCGTTTGTTATCGCGTTGTTATTAAGAGATATGTTTGCTGATCCATCAAAGCTAACCCCTGCGATAGTTCTTGCTGTTGTTAATGTTGCAGCAGATCCTGTTGTGTTTTGGTTAAGCGTTGGTATACGATCTGCACTAATTGTTCCTGAAGTTATCAGTGCAGCAGAGTGATTTCCAAGACTAAATGTTGTACCACTTAAACTTAAACCTGTACCAGCAGAATATGTAGTATTAGTGTCAGATACTGTATTGGTAAAGGTTATTTTATCGCCTGATCTAGCAACTGATAAGCCAGTACCAGCTTCTAAAACTACATCATCTGTAGCTCCAGCACTACTGGTTAATCTTATTTTCTCTTCGTCGGAATTATCACCATCTACACATGAAACACTATAAGTAGTATCACTAACAGAAACTTGTTGCCAAGTTCCATCACCTCTTAAATATGTACTAGAACTTGCTGTTCCACTTCCTAATCTAGCAGTATTAACTGTTCCGGATGATAAGTTACTTGCATTTAAAGCAGTTATTCCTGCACCACTTCCAACAAATTTATTACCACTTTCTACTACTAAATCTTCAGAAGATGTCCATCCAGCATTTGTACCATTAAGCCATTTAAAGGTTTTATCGGTAGTACCTACTAAGGTTAAACCACCACCATTAGCAGTATTATCATTAGATACACCTCCAACAACTCTACCAAGTTCTATATTTTTATCTTCTACATCGAGAGTAGTACTTGCAATTGATGTAGTTGAACCATTAACAGTTAAGGTTCCATTTACTACTACGTTATCACTAAAAGTTTTATTTCCTGCTGCTGTTTGTGTTCCTGATAAAGATAGAAAAGCTCCATCTCCACCAATAGATATAACTGAACTAGCGTCTCCGTTGCCAGCTTCGCCCTTACCATAATAAAGTTTATCATCAACTTCATTGTAAGCTAATTCGGCTGGTTTCAGACTTGTTGGTGCGCCAGCTGCATTACCACCTTGGTTAAGTCTTTTTTTTATTCGTATTGTTGCCATTTTTTAAAAATTTCCTCCATGGACAATTGTCAGTTTTGTTGTCGTTGCATCAGCTTTAAATTCACTGGCTGCGTTGTCGTAATAAACGATTGAACCATCTACTTTTGCGGAATCATTTACAGCAAACGAACTTGTAGTTGTAGTTGTAGTTGCAGTATTAGAAACTATTGGGTTATTACTATCAGAAGCTTCTTGTGCAAAGAAAAGCATTTGATCGGCATTGTTGTTTAAATCACGCGCTCTAAATGCAGATCCGGATGCAAAAACAGCTTTTGCGTTAGTTACATTTGTTTGCCTATAAATTAAGATTTTTACATCTTGTTTAGGCGCACCTGTAGTTTGTTGTGTTTCAGTTTCAAAAGTAGTTGGTGAACTTCCAAGAGCTGTAAATTGGATGGAGTCGGCTGTTGGGAATGTATATTTATTTGTTGCTAAAGTTGTCCCATTTAGGGAAACTTTTATATCTTCAGTTGTAAAATAAGGAAAATCAAAAGTTAATTGAGCACCACCGGCTATTCCTTTTAAATTATCCCCTGTATATTCTTTTGTAGTTGTAGCCATCCTTTTGTATTCATACGATTGTGTAATGCTCTCCTGCACCTATAGTGACTTCGACACCACTGGCTATTGTTATTGGACCCGCACTAAATGCGTTTTTATTGTTAGTGACTGTATAGTTTGAAGTTATTGTTTGATTATTTTCGTAGACGCAACCATTAGCTGTAGTTGCTTCAGTTAATATTCCTGTTAAATTACTACCATCAATCGCTGGTAACGGATCAGGAAGTCTAGCTCCGTCAATAGTACCAGTTAATTGAGCTGCTCCTACACTTATATTTGAAGGTAAAATACCACTCCCTAACTTACCCATTGTGACTGCATTAGCTGCAATCTTTTCTGTAGTAACGTTAAGGTTAATGATTTTGTTTGTAGACACACTGTCAGTAGCTAACATACTGTTTTCTACAGCACTATTATTTATTGTCCAATCGTTAGCTAAATTTACAGTTACGTCACCCTTATCTCCAGCAGTATAAGGTAATCCTAAACCTCCAGCACCAAGAGTTGCTATTTCTTCTAGTGAATATAATGCTTGTAAAGTATTATTATTTAGACTTTTAGCAGTTATTGCTCCACCAGCACTATAAGTAAATCGAGGTTTAGTTACGTCTGTTGATCTATATATTCTTACATTATTAGTAACGTTTGGTGGTGCGCTAGTAAAAATAACAACAGTACCATTAATAGTGTAATGAGCTGGTGATTGTTGTACAACACCACTAACAGACACTTTTACATCGGTATCTAATAAAAAAGGGAATGTAATATTAAATCTGACATTACTACCATCCCCTGTATAAATTGTTTCTGTTGCCATTTATTTGTACATTGTTTGTAGTCTTTCTAGTTCCTCAATATCTCCGCTAGATGTGGCAGCATCAATTTGATTCTGTAAATATTGTTTTTCAGCTACTTCATTAGCTTCTTCAATTCTGCTTTCTGCATATCGTTGAGCACCTCTTAAAGCTTCGTTTAGTTCACGATGTAAGTTGGCAAATAAAGTTCTATCAATCGGAGCACCAGTTTTTTGTGCATCTCTATAAGCTTTTCTAAATGCCTGACCATTAGTACCTTTCATAATGCGTTGTATTGCATTTTTAAAGATCTTATCTTTTCCTATTAATTCAGTAACTTGTGATCTTTGTTCAGGTGTATATTCAATACCTTTACCGTTAGTGTTGAGAGAAGGTCTGCCATCAAACTCAATGTCAATTAAAAATTGTTTTTCAGGTGTAATCGCTTCACTTACTTTCCAAGCAGGACTATAAGTATTCCAGATTCTAGTAAAGAAACTTGTAGGTTCTCCAACAGGAGTTCCATCTATCCAATCATATGCACTAGGTAATCCACCTTTAGCTATTGGGTTTCTATTAGCACTAAGTTGTAGAATGTCTTGTTCCATCTCCTTAATTTGAGGAGACAATAATCTTGCAAATTCATTTCTAAATCCACTTAACGGAGCAAAACTATTACCAAAACTTGAAGCCCATCTAGATAAAGCAGCAGGGTTTCCTGATAGAACGTCATTAAGTGGTTCTAAACCAGCAGTAAATGACTTGTTAGTTATATTTGCTGAAAGAATAAATCCAGCTTTGTTTAAAATTAACTCAATAGTTGGATCATCTAATGTGCCATCAATAAAGTTATCCATAACATCAGCTGTCAAAGATAACCAATCTGTTAATGGACCTAAGCCTTCATAGCTATACCAATTACCATCCCAACCTTTATAACTTCTAGGTTTCCAACCTAATTCTCTTCTAACCTTTTGACGTTGTTTATCAAAAATACCATTGCCATGTAAACGATCTCCAGCAAACATAGTTGCTGCTCCCATTACAGTTAATGTTCCTATTGCTTTTCTACCTTTTAGTTCAGCTCTAATTGTGTTGTATACAGCTTCTGCATTATCAGGTGTAAAATCTACGCTTCTTTCTTTTAATAATCTATCAACATCATCATATGCCATTTGATTAAATGGTAATTGGAATTTATTTAGTTGATCTGTAAATAAACCCAAAGGATTATGACTACCAGCAAACTGAAGCATATTTAATGATGTTCTTGGGAACATGAGGAATGGTTTAAATGCTGGTGCTTTTTGTAGTAACGCACTAAGAGAGTCAATAGCAGGGTTATCTAAGTTCATAGCTATTTCTCTACTTGCGTATTCAATAGCTTTGTCTGTGATAGCTCCTGTATCATCAAACATCTCATCATATAAACCTTTAGAAAGTGACTTAAGTTCTTTCTCAGTAACAGGTTGTCCTAATGCTTTAAGTTGATCGTATGCTCTACCTCGAGCTTCTATGCTTCCTATAAATGATCTGGTAAATCCGTCAAATGCAGACATAGCATTAGCACTAAATCTAAGTACAGGATGTTCACCTAAATCATTCATTGCTTCTATTTGATGCAACATTGCAGCTGGACCATCTAATCCTTCTGTTGATTTGGCATCTGCAAACGCTCTTAAAGCTTCAATAGTATCTTCATTCTTACGAGCAATATCATCTCTCATTATGTAACTAACAGAGGTTGGGTCAGATGATGCACGTCTAAACACTTGGTTCATATGACTATATGCTTTTTGCAACGTATCTCCCATACCTACGAAATACATATAACTACCACGTCTTAATGTTTCTCTATCTCCATTAGCCAAAGCTCCTGCAAAAGTAGCCATTGGACGTTCAACCATTAAAGCTAAGTTAGATAAACCAGCTTTTAATGGTGTACCGATTGATGAAAGAACTGAGTTGTAGATATTAGACCACATACCTTGTGTCCAAGCTGAAGGCATATCTGTTCTGCCATCAAAAAATGCTTTGCTAAATACTCCAGTAGTGTTTTTTATATAGTCATTTAGCTTAGTAATAGTATCAACCTTTCCATCTGTAACTTCATAAGCAAGCATTAATGGTTTTAACATTTCGGGTTTTTGTTGTTTAACAGCTCTCAATGTTTCCATAGCATTAGCTGCTTCTTCAGATATCTTTCCTAACTGTTCTTTAGTAAGTTGAACTTCACCTTCAATGTGTGCAACCATATTTGCAAACAATTTCTTTTTCCCGGGAATAGGTAGATCTTGTACTTTCTGTGCTCTTTTCCAAAGGTTTAACATATTTAATGCTCTACCTCTTACATAAGAAGTAGTACCTTTCATTTGCATAAGATATTGCAATCTATCTAAAATTTGCCCTTCTGCATATTCCATAGCAGCTGTGCCTTCCATAAGTCGTGCACCTTCTGCAATATCAGATACTTGACCAGAAAGTGAAGTAGCTACATATGCTTGAGCACGTCCTGTATCTAGATTCATATAGTCATCAAAGTATTTTTTGATTGCACTAAATACTCCGGCATAACCTTCAGAACTTAAAACAGTTGCTCCAGTATCAACATCTTTACCGCTAAATTGTTTAAGAGCTTTACGCATTTCAAATACGTCCATCTCATACAAATCAGCAGCTAATCGTTCTCCTGTATCAACAATTTCTTTATGGCTTATATATCTACCGTTACTAGCTTTCCAACCAAATTCTGTTTTTTGTAACTGATCTCCTAATGCTTTCATGGTTTTTATACCAGCATCGTTAAGACCTAAACCTTGTTTTAAAGCAGCGTCAGTAAATACACTTCCTACTCTTCCATTAACAGTATCAATATTATCTTCTATTCTTTTAGCATCTACAGCCGCACCATAAATACCTTTATCGTCAGCAGTTCTAACTCCTGTTTCAGTGTGATCGAAAACATCGTGTACACCTAATATTGGTTCAGTAGGTTCACCCTCAACTTTAGATAGATTAGCTTGACCTAATTCTGTTAAATTATCAGATCTTCTTTTAGCTGATTTAAGAACAGCATCTTCTAATGGATCATCGGATAGTTTAACACCATCATCTTTAAAAACATTTTTAGCTAGTTCATTTTCAGGTATCCATTGTGTAGCTTGTTTTGTTTTCTTAAGAGACTTAAATAGTTTTCCTGCTCCTAATAAAACATCTGAAAACAAACCTAGACCAATACCTTCATTACGGTTCTTGACTCTTTTAATATCTGGACTATCTTCATCTAGTGTTGCCCAGTCATCTGGAATAAATTGATAAGTGTTCGGCCAGCTCTTCTTTAAGAAGCCCTGTAAGTTATCATCTTTCTCCTGTATTTCAGCAATGCTATCAACAGTCGCACCAACACCAGCATCTATACCAGCTTTACTTAAAAATTTAACAAGTGGATCATTTCCTATTTTCCAACCAACCTTCGTGTGTGCCTTAGTACCAAGTGACTTTGCACCTTTACTTCCAAGAATCATAGGAATGATTAAACCACTCATGTTTCTTATGGCTTGTAAGGTATCACTTTCGTATTTAGGTAGTTTGGGAATATTTGAAAATGGTAGTAGGTTTACTACATCTATACCAAAGTCAACAAGTCCGGCACCCGCAGCTGCTGGAACATTTGACCAGTTAAGGGGATTTCTTAAATCCGCACTTTCTTCAGAAAAACTTTGAGCAAAACCCTCTGCTACGTTTTCTGGATCTTTTTTTGTTTCGGGTTTTACTTCCTTAGAAGTAGGTTGTTGTTGAGAAGATTCTGGAGTTACGACAGGTTGTTCCTGTTCATCTTGAAGAGATTCAATAGTTAAAACAGCTTCTCTATTATCTAGACTTGCTTCTATTCTTTTTTCTTCATTTAACTCTGGCGTACCGTTAAAAATCTCATCAAGTATTTCATTACTCATTTATTTAAAATCTGAACGAAGTGTGTTATTTAATGCTTCTAGATTTGTACCACCGCTATATTTGTAAATTGATTTATTGTATTCAAGCATTAAGTCTTCATCTTCTTCCATGCCTGTAATATCATTCAGATTTAGTCGTGGCAGTATATCTAAAGCAGCCGCATATTCTGCAAAGATTCCTCCTGTTTCTTGAGCTAGATCAAATAATTCTTGACCTTGACCGTCTGGAACTATAGATATGTTGTCCTCACCTGTAGATCCCCAAGCTCTAACGCTTCGAGATGGGTTGTTTGTTTTATTTATTAAAAGTCTTTTTTCTGCTTGTACCTTTTCGTTTAATGCTTTAAAGGATTCTGTCTCTTCAATGTCTGGAAGATCAGCAGCTTTTAACATTCTATTCATAGCTGTTAAAGGATCTACTCCTAATCTTTCAGCTATATAGTTAACTCGTGGTGTTGTGGTCCAACCGTTTGTGCCATATCCTTTTGCTAATCCTATTAATTCTTCAGTACTATAAAAAGCTTCTGGACTATCTAAAGCACTAGCACCCATTGCATCTAAATAACTATCTATTTCAATTTTTTTAAAACTAGCTGTTACAGCTGTTTCTTGTACCGCTTTAGGTTGGTCAATTTGGTAAACACCCAGTTTATTAATCTCTGGGTTTTTCTCGAAATCAGTTAAAACTTTTGTCATCGCAACATTTTCAGCATCTTTAACATCTGCAATTTGTAACGATTCAACTAAGTTTAAATATTTAGACTGTAACTGACTTACCTTTAAACCTACTGATGGATGACTGTTTCCATTAGGTAATGTTTTTCCTTTAAATTTAACTGCATCTTCAATTGCTTTAAGAGGTAGTTTGTTAGCAGTATGCCTAGCATCAATTTCCTGAGCTACATCCCTAAATTGTCTACGTACATAATATGGAAACTTTTGTAAACGTTCTGAAGTTAATTGATTAGCTTCAGCAAGCTTTTCTGCTGCCTTAGTAAAATCTTCTTTAACTTTAGCTTCGTGTGAAAACTCTTTCTTATAAAGATCTAGCTTGTCACTACGTTTTCCATACTTTCTAATTAATACATCTTGCTGTGCTTCAACAGTATCTTCACTAAAGTTGTCACCTAGCTCTTCAATAACTGTATCTTCTTCATTACCAAATTCTACAGTTTCTAATTGCTTCTTCTTTCTATAATCTTCAATTACTTTTGCATCTAACTGATCTAACATGTCTTGATACTCAGCTTGAAAGATATCTTTAAATTTAGTTTTTCCTTTACCTCTATGATCTAGTTCGGCATTACCTATAGATGTAATATCATCAGCAGTTAAAAGTCCAGCTGCTATTTCTCTCTTTACAATTGCATTAGCTTGTAAACGAGCTGCACGATCTCCACCATGATCTCCAGAGGATAACTTGATGTAATCTAAATAACCTTTACCAGCTTCTCCAGTTTTTACAGAATCTCTAAAACCTAAATGATAATTTTCTAATCTTTGTGCTTTAAGTTCACCTGTTCTTTTTGCATTAAATTTGGCATATAGATCAGCTTCTATTTTTCTTTGCTGTGTGAAGAAGTACTTGTTAATTATGGCTGGATTTATACCATCTAATTTTTTATATTGTTCATTTCTATACTGGTTTAATTTAGCTTCTAAATCACTAGGATCTGTAGAATCTAAAATACCATCAACTTCAAGTGGATTATATAAAAGACTTTGTTCAGATACATAAGCAGTTACTAAACCAAGTTGACGATGTGCAGATAATTTACGAAACCTTTCGGCAGTCCAAGGACCTGTTTCTTTTTCTACTTTTGTACCTATCTTGTTTAGCTCTGCTTGACGATTTACTTCTTCTTCTTCAGCCTTATTAAAAGCATCACTTTCATCTTTAGGAAAACCATACTTATAATAGTCTGACATTCCTTGAGCAAATTCTGCTTCTTGTTGTTTTTTCTGATTAGCTTCTACTATCTTTCCAAACTTACTTGATAACTGTGACAATGCTTTAAAAGTTTCTCCTGCCATGTCAGCTTGGATTCTGTTGTTTTCACGGAGCTGGGCATAGTAGCGATCAAATCCCCGTTCCTGAAGCTTAATATTCTGTTCTA